AGAACTAGATAGAAGGATGGGTATGCCCAGCATTGACCGTAACGGTAGAACCGACGAGGAGATGAGAGAATTTTTCAATAATATGAAGCGGTAGTTGTAGTTTTTACTACGCTACCAGGGCGGTGTGTTGAGAGTGCAGTGTTGAAGAAGAACGTTTGCGGATAGCCCTTTCATATGATATAGTATGAGTGGGCTCGTAGCTCAGTTGGGAGAGCGTTGGCTTTGCAAGCCAAAGGTCGAGGGTTCGATCCCCTTCGAGTCCACCATTTTCGAGTTAAACCTACGTACCCTCCGTAGGAACCCGACCGCATCTTGGTATGATTGGGTAAAGGTCTTCGGGTGAGATCTCCATGCGGACCAAGAGAGAGGGGATTTTTTAGGAGAAAAACATGCAAAAAACTGTAAATTACTTGCTCGCGATGGATAAGAGTCTCCGCGAGCGTCTTAGTCAATTAAATGAACTAAAAGTTCAATCGGCTCGTCGAACGATTTTTGATGAAGCCAAACGTGAAGAGCCGACTTACGAACTTAAAGCCGTTGATAAGAAAATCACCGCCATCAACAAAGCTTTGTTCGCAATCAACCATAAAATCAAAGAGAGCAATGCAAAAACCTTGGTTGATGTTGATTTTGATTACGATACTTTGGTTAGTGAATTAGAATAGTTTGAGCTGTAGATAGGGATTATAAAAAACGGCTGAACTAGGCAGGACTTATTTTGTGATTATCATGCCAGTTCAAAGTTTGGTAATTCGTTTTGATGACTTAGCGGTCACTTGTTATAATCAGTCCTTATCTATGGTTCCCGCTGGTAGCGGCGTGGAAGGACACGCCCGATGATCGCATGTAGGCGTTGTACGGTGGCGAGAGTGGCAGGTTATGCTGCCTTATAAAACCGAAACACGTATAGCCGGTACTCAAGCCCGGCCTACCAGTAAAATTGCAACGTCCCAGGTTTTAACTCGGGGGACGCATCGGACTGCCCTAGTCGACCTGTAAAAGTCTGAGTCCAATTAGGAGTGTGTATGGATAATCAAAGGCCCCCAATCGATCTCGAAACGCCTGCCATTTCAGTATTGGCAGCTGCTTCTAAAACCCCTTTCCGCACAGCGTTCATGGTGACTTTAGGAATTGGTCTTGGTAGACTAGTGTTGTTTGGCGTTTTTGTTGGCATCGTTGTTGCGGCAATCAAAGTATTTTATTAGGTTTAAGTGGGTGCCAGCAAAAGCCACTGGCCGTAAGCGTTTAAAGGTCCCTGCGAACCGGGGGTAACGTCCTGTAAAGGCTCTACCGGTCCACGCATAGGCAAGACGGAAGACTTAGGCCCACATTCTTTGCGTCACCTGCCGCCCTCATCGAGGGACGGACGTTGGTCAGTGGTGAGGATGGCCTGCTGGCTACTTTTCATTTTGTAGGTGCTCCATAAGCACGCTTAAGGACCCAAAGAAGCTTGGATGAGATGGAGTAAACGAAATATGTTTCCTGTCCCGGCCTACAATTAGGTTAAATAAAAAACGGCCTACCTAACCCTTTCGGTTTAGATAGGCCGTTTTAGTTTCCGGTGAGCTTTCGCATTCCGGAGAGTCAGCTAGAAGCCTTACTATTTAAACTTTCGCCAAGGACGTTTCTAGCAAATTGCACCGCGTTCTCAATCCTAGGGGTGCCCCAGGCGTGGCAGCTAGTCTGTCCACTACTAGTCACTTAATTCTGGATGACTTGGTACCAGTTTATCTTTTCCGATAAATTAAGGTGTAAAATATCTTCCGCTAGGTCCAACTGCGTGTAGGTCCACATGCACCCAAGTCGCCGTTCCTCTCTCCATCCTGATTCCTAGTTGGTCAAGCAATGGCTCCAAAGCATCTTTTACTTGTTGAATCGATAAGGCCGAACCACAATCGAAATCGCACGCTAGATTCATAGCATGAACATCTAGGCCAGTAGGCGGCAAAATATTCTGAGCCAAGTTATATGCAGTGCTTCTAAAAATGCAATGCACATTCATTGGCACGCCTAATGCACTACGCACTTGCTCCAATACTTGACACAATGCGGTAATTTTGTCAAAATCAGCTCCATCGGCTTCTGTGGCTAGTCTATTCCATTCATGTAGCATTAAACAGTCGTTTACCGTAAAATGGGGGGTCACTTGGTCTTGTGGGTTCGTCCAATCTGCCATAAGTTCTCCTTGCTTTTTCTAGTCCTATATCATACAATAAGATTGGCTGGCGACTTTATTCGCCGAGTGAGCCGTCGACCAGGGTTGCCTCACTCAGATATCGGGAACGGACTGGCTCGCCAGCCAATTATTTGGAGGAAACGTGGAAGTTAAAGTTTGTAATCTCAGGGATAGTGATTTCAATGCCAAGTTTATAGGCTCCATCTTGAATACCGGTTTTGCAGTTATAACGCATCATGGCATTGATAAAGGGCTTATTAAGGACACCCAAGACGTTTGGCGTCACTTTTTCTCACAACCAAAAGTCATCAAGGAAGTCTTTACAAATCCACACGATGGAAATCAAGGATATAAGGGTTTTGGCATTGAAACCGGCGTTGGAGCTACCAAGCCGGACTTAAAGGAGTTCTATCACTGGCGACCAGGTGGCACTTTACCTTCTGATGCCGCCGCTCTGACCCAAAAGATGTTTTATCTTCTCGAATCTCATTTGGCACCACAATTACTACAAGCACTTGATGGTCTCGGCTCTACCATGAATTACAAAGAGGTGTGTCAAGGAAGTAATAACACCATCATTCGTGCGTTATACTATCCTGCGTTGGAGACCTTGAATGTGGAAGAAGGTGCTGTTCGTTCTGCAGCCCATGAAGATATCAATTTCATTACCCTTTTGGTTGCTGCCACTTCTGCCGGTCTTCAGGTGCAAGATAAACAGGGAAAATGGCATTCTGTACCTCATGAAGAGAATTCGATAGTATGTAATGTGGGCGACATGTTGCAGTTGGCCAGTAATAACGTTCTTAAATCTACTACCCACAGAGTAACTAATCCTGCGAATTCTTCTTCAGATCGTATTAGTGTCCCATTGTTTATTCATCCCCATGGTGATACTATATTGGTTCCTGGGGTCACTGCCCAGCAGTTTTTGAATCAGAGGCTTAGCCAAATTTATGGTAAGGAGTACGCGAAATGAAACTAAAATCCGATAATTACAAAAAGAGCATTATCAAATGGGCAGAGAAACATGGACGCCTTCCGCGAAGAAAGTCAGATGAAAAGGTTGAAAAACGGTACGGGTACCGATTAGAGAACTATCTTTCTATTAAGTCGCTAGCATTTGATCCAGATTTTAGGGAATTGGTCTATTCCAAGTTTCCACGCAAAACCAATCCAAAACGCGATAACGATAAAAAGCAGAGAATTTTGGATATCATGAATTTTGTGCTGGTCAATAATCGCACTCCCAGTATTGCGGTTGAAGAAGAGAAGCAACTAGCCCGCACTGTGGCCAACTATACGGTCCCTAGTAGCCCTCTCTATAGCCAAAGACTGGTTAATAGAATTACCAAAATTGACAAGTGCTTCAAAACGGGAATTCAGAAGAAATATCGTCGTTCCATCAATGAAGCTCTTGTTGAGGCAGAGGCAAAACTGAAAGCCGAGCAATTCTAATGCAATTACCCAGGCTTTATAAAAAGACTTCGACCGGTGCAATTCAATTTTGGGACATCTCGGCAGTTTTTTCAAGAGCTTCGGAGACTGGTGATGACGAAGTGGATTATGTAGCTACTATCATTACAGCCTACGGACAATTAGGCACAGATAGTCCTCAGACCACCTACGACACTGTTAAAGAAGGTAAAAACATCGGTAAGAAAAACGAGACTAGTCCACTACAACAAGCCAAGGCAGAGGCACAGGCTAAATGGGAGAAGCAGAAAAAGAAGGGATATGTTGAAACCGTTGAAGCTGCTGAAGCTGGCGAATTGGATGCTTTGATTGAAGGCGGCATCGCCCCTATGTTAGCCCACAAGTTTGCGGAACAAGGGCATAAGATTAAATATCCCGCATATGTTCAACCCAAACTGGATGGCATTCGTTGTATTGCTATACTGAGAAACGGAAAATGCACTCTTTGGTCTCGCACTAGAAAGCCCATTACTTCGATGCCTCACATAGTTACGGAAGTGGAAAGGCTTTTTAAAAAAGACATAACATTAGACGGCGAATTGTATAATCACGAATTTAAGGGAGATTTTGAGAAAATTGTTTCCGCAGTAAGAAAAGAGAATCCAGAAGATGGCTATCTAAATGTTCAATATCACGTCTACGACTTTGTAAACAATGAGTCATTTAATGAAAGAATATACAGGTTATCCCCATTACATGGCGATTCTGTGAAATATTTATTTCCTGTAGAGACCCTTTTCGTGGCTTCTGAAGAAGATGTCATGAAATATTTCAATAAATTTAAGAATGCGGGTTACGAAGGAGCCATCTTAAGAAATGCCGATGGTTTATATGCCAACAAGCGTTCTTATGACCTTCAAAAAGTAAAGGAGTTCGATGATGCTGAATTCGAAATTATCGGGATTGAAGAAGGCCGTGGTAAACTCGCGGGCCATGTCGGTGCTTTTGTCTGTAAAAACAAAATTGGTACTACTTTTCAAGTCAAAATGTCTGGCGAAACCGAAAAGCTCAAAGACTACTTTCACAATCATAAGCTCTGGAACGGCAAAATCCTCACGGTCCAATACCAAGGGCTCACGGGGAAAGAAGGGGTCCCGAGGTTCCCGGTAGGCATTGCTATTAGAGATTACGAATGAGTAGAGACGATATTCGCCGGATTTTATCCGAACATGAAAACGTAGAGATTCACACGGCCATGACCCATCCCAAGGTGCCTATTGGAGACGTTTTGATTATCACAAAGAATCCACTGGATGGGTGGGAAATGGAAAAGCTGTATAGTATACGTCCTGCTGGTATCCAACTATGTTTTTCTTTATTTGAGCCAAAATCGTGCATTTGTTTTGGTCCGCCATCTAGAAGTTGTTCTGTCCACGGAGCATAGATGATCGGCATATTTTGGTCAGGCACATACAGACGATGGTCAGCCAAAAGAATAGTTCATGTGAGAACGACGTGCAGTAGAATTTTATTGCGTGGACTGAGTAATGCACTTAAAGATGGTACAAGACAAACGGTAGAACTTAGGATAAACGATGTTGTTCAAAAAGGCTGGATGCGGGCTCAAGATAGAGTTCAGCTAGCTGAGCCTTTAAGAAAGGGTGTCTACGTGGTAACTTTCGAAATTACCTATGCAGATATTGATAAGCCGGTAAGATTATGAGAAACGATTTCTATAACGCCTACGAAGCCCGGATGAATGAGAAGTATCGAACTCACGTGGAGCGAAAATATTATCCTTTTATTGAGCTTATTCTCAAAGAGCTTCCCTTGGGCTACTGCTTGATAGGCGAGTTTGGATGCGGTGCAGCAAACATCAGTCGAGTATTGGCTAAGGCCAAACCAGAAATTGAGCATTACCTAATTGATTGGGACCATCGAATGCTTCTTTTGGCCGATGAAAATATGCGGTCTACGAATTCTTCATTTTCTTTGTATATTGAAGACCTCTTGGACCCTCCGAATGAAAATCTTACTCCCAATATACATCTCATCCACTCTCATGGCGTTCTAGAGCATTTTTCAGATGCAGAGATTAGAACTATCATAGGTAATCAACTTAGACTGGCTAATACTTTGGTTCATTACGTTCCTGGGGCAAAGTACCAGAAACCCAGTTTTGGAGATGAACGTCTTCTCACAACTAATCAATGGCAGCAAATCTGTAGTCCAGACGAGATAGTCGAATTCAACGATGGTTATGATTTGGTGTTGATTTGGCGAAAAGTATGATATAGTAAGGGTAAGAGTTTAATTTTGATCCGGTATTCCTAACTCCCTCTGGGTAGAGGTAACTCCGGATCGAAACCTGACGTCGGCGAATATAAGGTAGGCTGCGTATGTAGCCACTGACCCAACAGCAACAACACATAAGTCATAAGCAATGGGTTTTCAGCCAAATAGCGGTAGCCTCGGTGCGTCAGATCATTTTCCATCGGACCTGCGTGGTAATATCGAGTGGCGATTCGGTTAAGGACACGCCCGAAGCGAGAAGGTAACTGATAACGCGTCAGCGAATGGCTCGTAGAGGTTTATTAGATTTGGCGGCGGTGCGGAGTTCTTTGTGGTTCGAAACCATGCCCTCGAAAGAGGTGGGTGGCACTTAAGGATCGGGAAGTACAACTGGTCCAGTCCGCCAATTTATTTTCTTTGCATAGAATAGGCGTCGTAGTCTTCTTCTTGATACTTAAGCTTTCCGGTCTTATCAAATCCGAATCCACGAGTTAAATAGGTCAAAGTACATCTACAGTGAGGGTGAAGTCCAAAAGCTGACGGAGCGTCGTTACCACGTTTATGGTATGCTTGTGTCAATTCAGATAGCTTCCACAGTCTAGGAGTTACTTGGTCTGGCATGAGGTGCAGACGAATACACTCTTTGCAAGTTACATTGTCTCTGACAACTACGAAAAATACGGTAGGATCAATATCTCCAATAGAGCCAGAGACATTGGTAATTTCCATCATAGTTCCTAGATTTCTTAGTTTCGTACTTTCGTATTCCGCTATGGCTTCTAAGCTACTTTTTGCTCTACCAAGCTCTTCATCTATAACAGATTGCACATCATTTCGATCTATTTTTCGTTTTTGAAGACTAGCTTCTCTAGCTAGGCCATCAAGTCTTTCTGCCACGTGAGATTTAGTCTTGTTTTTTAAGGATTCGATGTAACCGTAAGAACTAGCGAGCAAGCTCTTTAGAGCGTCTCTTTCCACGGCATTTGGAGCCCTATTTTTCATGGCTTGAACAAATAGATGTGCCAGGCCAAGGTTCGGCTCGGAAGATATGATGAGTCTTTTTTTGTTTTGTAGCTGAGGAACGTCACCGATTAGTTGCAGAGCAATAGTATCAAACATCTCTTCTACAACTTTTCCTAGTGCTTCTTTGCCACCGGAGGAGATCCCAAACACGGATTACTCCTTTATAAGATTCTCGATATTCAGAATGCTTTCGATGCTATTTTTGGCTTTCTCTTCTTCTTTTTCCCATGATTTCATGATGTCTGTAACTATTTTGTGTTGCATGGAAACAGATTTTTTACCATTTTCACTGAGATTATGAGTAGCTTGAACGCCTAGTTTGAAACCTGGTTTGTGAAGAGCCTTTACGATTCCAGAAATAGCCGCTTGTGATTTTTTCATTTCAACAGCATTTTTCTCTGCTTTACGCAAAGAAACGATAGCCTGTAAACTCTTCTGAACTTCTGGTCCAGCATCGCTACCTATCATGCTCTCTAATTTACCGATATGTTGATCCAATTCAGAACCTCGTTGTTCAGATTGCATGTTGTCGGCAGAAGTAGGATTCTCGCTCGGCGGATCTTGCGGAGCTTCGCTAGAATCAGCACCTGGAGGTTGACCTTGAGAAGCCTGCTGCATCTGCATCTTCTCTTCATTCATCTGAGCTTCTTTATCTTGTGTCTGCTGTTGCTGAGCGACTTGGATTCCTTGTTCGACACCAAGACGAAAGGCCATATCGAGATCATTAATGTACTTGGATCTCAACTCTTTATACTTCTTTTTATAGTCTGGACCTTGCATATATCACCTTCTTAAATTATTCGTCCTCTTCATCGAGAGAATCTTGTACCACCATCTTAAACACTTCCATAGCGAACGGTCGCGGGCTGAAAAATGCCTGAGCTGCACTTGGATTTGTTTGGGTTAATAGTTGAAAATTTTGGAGCCAAAAAGGATCTCTCTTATATCGTAAAAGAGGATCAACAATTGCAGCATTATCGCCGAAAAATTCTCCTATGACTTCTCCTACATTTTTATACTTATCCAGTATCAATTGATAACGTTCATTAAATGGGACACTGCCTCCCATTATAGCACCTACTTGTTTTTTGTCAACCTGATGAAGTACTTCATCATAACTCATATATGTAGGCATGTCTTGTTGTAATCTGGTAGATTCTTGCTCTTTGGACTGTGCATCTATTCCACAGAATTTCACTTCGCAAATCTTAGCAAGAAGCGGGTCTATGAGAGGGAATAAAAATTGATTGAAAAATGTTTGAAGTTTTAGCAGTAACGGTCGTAATCCCGTATCTCTCGCCGCCGTGAGTTTGAATTCGTTGTTACTTTCAGATAAAGTTTGACTATTCGTCCCACGAGATAAATGGCTATACCCAGGCAATTCGTCAGGAGAAATACTAAAAGCAGACATGATGTTACGAGCAATTTGGTCATACATGAATTGAAACGCGTCATTTTGTAGTCCTTCTCCGCTGAATGGTAACCAATCAACACTATCTTCTTTGCCCATTCCGAAGATGGGGGTTCTAAAACTGTTTGCAACATTGTTAACAGAGGCATTGAACTGCAGCTTAATGCCATTCAATACTGCTTCGTCAACTTCATCCGATTTGATAACTAACATACCGCGAGTGGCACGTCCGTTTTGAAAGTACAGTTTTTTATAGGCATCAATAGAAATATGAGTAGTAACCGAGCTGACCACGGTATCCAACGGAGATACTGGGTAGCCGTTCATCTCAATGTCGGTACATGGGAACAAGTTGTAAACTAGCATTTCACGGTGCGTGAACGCCTGCCGAGGAGTACCATCAATAACTTGCAGCCAAGCGTACTGATCTTCTTTGAGTTTCTGCAAGTCGATCTTTGGCTTATCGCCAGTGATACTTTCCAGCATCCTCATGGCGGTTTCTCGCAGATTGTTACCTACGTATTCGCCTTTTCTGACGCATTTATAAATGGTAGCAATATCAATGGGACGGAAACGATGAAACGGATAATTACCATCTTCATCTGGGTCTGATTCTCTGTCATAAACCACTTCAGTTCCAAAACGACCGAAGTTTATTCCGTTCTGCATTTGTATATCTAGATACTGAGAAAGAGTAAGTTGGTCTTGGCTTTCTAGTCCAGCAGTATGTCCGCAGTTTAACATGAGTCGTTCGAATTTCTTCATACGCTCCATTACTTTTTCATACTGTTCGGGAGTTAAAATCTCGTAAAATTCTTTCTTGAGTGCGATTTCGAATCCGGTATCAAATCTGTCTTTTCGAACGTGTCCAAATAAGCTGAACATGGCTCCGCGAGCACGAAGGATAGCAGCAACTAAATGATCCTGAATTCGGATCTGTTTAAGGACTTCGTCCGGTAACAGTCTTCGCTTGGATTTATAGAGACCCAGGTAGTTATCGGTTGGAGCGGGGTTCTCAGTAAATGCTAATCGGGGGGCTTTTTTGTTAGCACTTCCCGTAGCTTTCTGAATGGCATTCATCAAAGGGGACTGAACGTTAACGCTCTGGCCATAAGCAATAGCGTTAGATTTTTCCAAAGCAGCTTCCGGGCTTTCACTCATGGTAAATATCGGAGGCTTAGGATGTTGTGGAGTATCGCTCATATAACTCTTTTATATCACTATTCTATTGACGCCAAGTACAATGATGCAGTATTGGGGCTAATATTAGTGACTGACATAGAATAAATTGTTGACATTCTTAAGAAAACGCCTGGTTGCATAACACATTGGCAATTGGCAATGGGAGTAATTGCATCTCCTGGAAGACCATTGATAACCATCGTAACATTTTGATTTGATTCGAGATATACCATGCGTTGACTGTCAAAATAGAATGCGATTGCTTCAGTGGTAATCGGCCCCTGAGTCGGTAACAATCCGAGAGAGGTAAATTGAACCCACATATCGGTGACTGCAGAAACTATGTAACTACCTTGAGTTACTGGAGAAAATCCTCCAGAAATCACTAAAGTATCGCCTACTTGAACACCGGCTGAAGAAAAAATATCAATTTGCGACGCAAATCCGGCACCTAGAACAATAGGCCCTTCATTTACGCCGAATGCATTGACTACGCTGAAACTGGTCGCCGTAAGCGAGATAATTTGATATGGACCCTGATTTGAGACGTTAAAGTTGCTTCCAACCTGAACGAAGTCTCCTACCTGCACTCCGCCACTAATTAGGCTAAAAGGCAGTCCACCAGTTGACGTGAACGTTAACACAGTCCCATTAAGGCTGGTGGTGACCTGAGTACTAAAGTTGGCACCGCTAGTTCGGCTAGTCCGAAATCCTGGGTTAGTTCCACCAGACCAAGTGAGTTGATAAGTCGTGTTTTGACCGGCAATAGGGGCCAGAGCTATCGAATATTGTGTGGTATTATCCTGAGTTAACGTCCTAGTCCCATTAAAAAGAGTACGTGTCTCACCTGGGGCAAGTGTAAACGATAAACTATTGGGATTATTGACAGAAAGACCATTTATGTCGCGAGTCCATTTGAAATTGCTACGAGAAGGATTGTTTGATGGGTTCCTATCCTCGTAAGCATTTAAATATAAAAGAAAATTCAGTGTATTCATTAATTGACCTCTATTGAGACAGTCTCACGTTAAGATTGTGATAGAATCCGAGTCAGAAGTTAAAAAAGAATCCGCCCTTCTTGCCAGTGCCCATGCTGATGGAGCCACCATCCCCCAATATCCGGGCTAGCTCGGCTCTCATCTGTGCTTCATTATTAGAAGCTGCAATAGCCCTAGCCCTAGCGTCTGGATCATTCGGATCGACTGGCTTACCATTTATATCAATCCAAGCATGCTCTGGTTTTCTAGGTCCGCGAACGGGGAACAGATTTTGACCTATATAACGCAAGGAGTCGCAGATATCGGCAATACCGCGAGCATCATCTGGGGTTAAAGTCACATTGCCCTGTCCATCTAGAACAAATCTGTGTTTTGTAAGTGCAGTAATTGCTTTCTTGTTAAGCTCAGTAGCTATTACTTTAAATTTACGAACACCACTTGCCGAAACTATCTTTGAACGCATTGCTTCAATACCGCCCATCACATCTTTAGTGAACTTGGGACATGTCATTCCGTTTTTTCTAAACGATTTTATGTTAGAAGGCTGTGCCTGATCCACAAACCACTTATGAGGTTGATACTTATCTCTGAATGATTTTGCAATCTCCAACATATCATCGAATTCCAAACCAGGAGATGCATATGTTTCCATAAGCCAAATCTCACCATTAGGAATGAGAGCAACTATGGTGATGACAAAATCATGTGTATATCCCCAATCTAGTCCTACATAGAAAAGTATGCCAGCTTTTTTCATTTCGTTTAAAAGTATCAGCTCAGTAATGGGCCTGGAGGTCGGTCCCATAAGAGCGGCATATGCTTCTTTGAGTGAAATGACATTGCCCTTAGTCGGGTTGAATCGCGGATAGACCAATCCGGTTGAACCGGGCTTCCAGCACATAAGCTGAGCTTCTGCAGAATCGGGATCGTTTTCTAAAAATGATTGAATAACGGAAGAAATAGGTTTATAAAATCCACCAGTAGCCTCAGCCGGTTTCTGACTTAGACGCATCTTGCATACTGGCAAGATAGGACACTTAGCACATCCTTCGTGGGCATGTTTCACTAAATCCCATTTAAGTTTTTCTATCTCAGGCAATAAATCGTGTTCTTCAGGAGACAGACGGACTAATGGAAGATTTTTTCCCACATACACATCTTGCTTCGGACCATTCGGTAGATGCCTAGTTTCGGGGCATCGTTCAGTGACATCTATAATGTTCCAGTTCAAAATCTTGTAGTTCATATCTGGAGCCTTATCAATGGCCTGAGACATGTTGCCGAACGCATATTTGCGAGTGGACAGGTAAACCTTTACTCCATAGATACCCTTACTGTAACTGACGATGTACTTACCTTCTTTCAATGCTGCAGGATCGGCTAAGTCCAATTCATCCAGGAATAGAACGTTGGCATGCAGACTATTCATTCCCTTGGGTGTACAAATAACAATTTTTATGTAAGGCTTTTTATCTTGTGGAGTTTTGAATTGAAACTTTCTTTTATTTTGCGTGATGTTAACCCATCCTGCAGCCACCATTAATGGCTCTACAGTGTTGATGAATCCGTCAATGTACCCAAGACCTGTCGCAGATTGATCTTCAGTGGCTGCAGCGTGACCAATATCTAATTGAAAATGTAGTAAGAGAAGAGTTTCTAGGATAGCTACCGAGACTGTTTTCATTCCTTCTCGACAACTCATCAAGATATAGCCAGGATTTTTATCGCCGGAGTTCGTTCTGAAGGTATTGTAGACTTGCCAAATAGCATCCAAAGGGCTAGAGTTGCTGTCTGGGTCAACAATATCTAGCGGTAACTCTAGGCCTAGAAAAAACTGAGCCCAGTTTTTAACTGCTTGAGCAGACTCTAGATGTCGGAATAATAATTTAGCGTATTCTAATTTTTCCGAGTCGGATTTGTCGTTGAAATTCATCTTTGGTTATTCCAAATCGGCAATGCACGCATTTCTTTTGTTTATACGTGAGGACGGGTTTCACATATCGGTCATCTACACAATGCCATGTTAACGTTTTCCAGCTGTGTATACCAAGAAAACCGCATATCAATTTTCTTCTAAGCCATCTTAATAATTGCATTAATTAAGATTACTGTGATTGACCTTCTTTTCTTATCTATATCATATAAGTTGTCTTGATAGCCTTAAATAAAACACTACTTTACTATCCATCGTTTGCGTGGTAATCTTATTAAGATATGGAAGGTATAATTTACAAAATAATCAATAAAGTCAATGATAAGATATACATAGGTC